CCTTGCCCTGATCGCCGGTCTGGTGCAGCGCGTCCAGCATATTTTTCACAAAGGCCGGGTACGGAACGCCCATCACCGCCGTGTTCTCCAATACGGAAAGCCCCTCGTTTGCGATGAAAAACATACAAACAGCATCCCGGGCAAAATCGCTTCCGGTGGCCTGGTCCAGCAGTGCCGCCATCCACACCAGCGCCAGCATGACGCCCTTTTTCACCAGTCCCTTGTAGCCGGCCTTGGAGTCCAGCGCTCCGGTCTTGCTCTTTGCCGACTTGTGCCAGATCGCTGCCACCAGCCAGCCCGTGGCGTAGTCCAACGCCATAAAGCAGATCAAGACTTTGAGAGCCACATCCCAACCTCCGAGTGCCTGGGCGATGGCAGAGCCGGTCGCAGCCAGCACCGCCAACACCGTGTTTTTGATGTGCATTGCGTTCATAGTTTTGACCCTCCCTGCGCAGTGCTTCAGTGGTTCACCCGCACGGCTTTCACCGGATGGCCGTCCTCGTCCCAGGACACGTCATAGGTTCCTTCCGATGCGGTGACCCGGATGGTCTGGCCTGCATTGGCCGGGTTATAACTGAAGTAGTCGTACATGTGCTTCACGTCCTCCGGCTCTTTCTCGGGGGAAATGAAACCCTCTGCCATCTCCTGTTCCGTCCAACCGGCCACGCCGCCGTCCGGGTTCAGGTGGAAGTTGGCTCCCGCAGCCTTCAGTTCGGCGTTGATAGCCTCCACAGGTGCACCCAGTTTCTTGCCCTCGTTGATGATTTCAGCAAACTTCTTCTCCATAGTGTTTCTCCTTTCAAATTTTTCGGTTGAAATTCAACCGGGTTCAATTGGTTTTTAGGTCCCCGACGCACAGAGCTTGTCCGCGTCAGTGCAAGAATTGCAGTTCCGACTTGTTTTCGTGCAATTCAAGGGCGGGTGCCGCTGATGATTTTGTAAAGCCGACTTGTGCCAGATCGCTGCCACCAGCCAGCCCGTGGCGTAGTCCAACGCCATAAAGCAGATCAAGACTTTGAGAGCCACATCCCAACCTCCGAGTGCCTAGGCGATGGCAGAGCCGGTCGCAGCCAGCACCGCCAACACCGTGTTTTTGATGTGCAGCGCAGAATCATTAAACATGATTTTTTTCCTTTCCAACCGCCGCTCTGACCTCGTCAGCTTCCGCCGGCTTCAATTTGGGATAGTCCTTCAAGACTTCCTCTAGGTCTTCTCCACTGCCGACCCTGCGTTTTACAACACGGACCAGCAATTTCAGTTGCATCGTCACGCCTCGTCACCTCCTCCGTAGAGTGCAATTGCCATCATGGCTTCCATTTCTTCACGCCAGACTTCCGGAGATGGATGCGCTTCCCGGTATGCCGCCCGCAAGGTCTCGGAGCAATCCGGCTTGGAAGACAGCTCGTAACCTTCCGCCAGCGGAGAATAAGTACAATGGCCAGAAGGCTCTCCGTCCAGATCTGGTGATCCTTCTCCCTCAACAGAGTTATCTGTATAGGATGTTACATTTTTAATTGTCAGGACCGGGGTAGTTGTTCCGATCTTATAGAGATAAAGATCCATTTCGGTTTCCCTTTCTTATGCTATCCGACTTGCTTTCGTGCAATTCAAGTGCGGGTGCCGTTGATGATTTTGCGGATCTGCCGCTCGGATAGGCGGAACTGAACGGCCAGGGCTCGGTAGTTGCCGCCGTTGAAGTGCGCCCGGATGTCCCGGTCCCGGGCGTTGCGTTCCAGGGATTCCCACTTGGGGATATACAGATTCTGACCGCTGCACGCACGAACTACCTTAAAAAAGGTTTCCCTGCCGAGGGTATCAAGGAGGTCCCGGTAGGACTCCGGAATATCCTCCCGAAGAATCTGGCTATAGACATTAGTATCGCTCACAAAATTACCTCCCCATACATGATCATCAGCACGCCGCCGTGCAGGGCGTGGTAAGTATGTGCAGTGCCTATGATTCGCCCAGATAGATTGACTGCTATGTGAGCGGGGAGAATTCTGAAAAGAAGGTTCATGAGCTCCGTAAGTCTCTTGGGCTCATCCCGCATCACGTCGTAGTCGATAAGCAAATCGATGGTGAAATTCTCAACCGTTGCTTCCCACTTATCAATTCCCACAAGTTCGTCAAGCTTTTGGTATAGAAGGCCAATGGTAAACGGAGGACGTGTTGAAAGTCGGTTCAGAAGGCGAACACGGCGAAATTCCAGGTCTTCTGTAGCTGGATCCGGCGTTATGGAAAGCACCTGCTCCCACTGAGCCACAGCGCTTTCATCCATGGTCTGGAAGAAAAAGTTGTTCGTGACGCTTTTGGTATCTTCGGCAAGGGCCGCAAATTGTTCCTCTTCTGCCCGACAGATCTCCTGATAATCCAGAACTTCCCTGTACCACGGAGGCAGCAAAGAAAGCAAATTGGCGTCCAGTTCAATATTAGGCACTGAGCGTCACCTCTCCCAAAACGGGGACCTGCTGCACAGATCCGCTCTCAATCAAAATCAAATCGGATGCCTGACCGTTCAGTTGAACATTGACGGCATTCACGATTCCCGTTGTGCTGACAATGGACGCGAGAATCCTGGATATGTACACATTGGCGGCGTACTTTACCTCCGTCGTGCCAAGTTGTTCACCCCAGCTCTTTCTGACAGACAACAGGTAGGCTTCCAGAGATGCCTTTACAATGGGAGTTACCTGATCCAGCGTGTATCCCGTTGCCAGTGTAACAGCTGCAGAAATATTCACCGTGACTTTGGTCGGAGAGGTGATAGTAACCTGAGAGCCGATAGGAGCCAAGCCCAGACCGAGTCCCTGGTTAGGTTCTGGATCGATTGCATTCTGCACATTATTCACCAGTGTGGTAGAAGCCGGCAGGTAGTCCGCTCCCATAACTGAGCATTTCACCGTACCGGCACCGTTCCATACCGGATATACCTGCACAGCGCCTACACCGTCAATAGCCAGAATGTTTTCGTGGTATGCTGTGATATTGCCGCCAAATGCTCGGACATTCAGAGCGGCAAGCAACCGGCTTCTCAGAACTTCGTCCGTCTCCTCATCATCACCCGGGACCAAGATATCGGAGATCTGTGCAGAGGTAAGGTCAGAGATTGTGGTGATAGGGAGAATGGCCCCGGTGTACGCATTGCCAATGGTACCGGAGGTCTCTGCGGACAGCTGATACTGACCGGAAACCGATGTGGCAGCCGTCACAACAAAGTTGATACTGTCCGTTCCATTGATCGTGGAAAATCTGGATCCGATGGGAACCGGGACATTAAAAACGCCCAGCCTTACGGCCGCAGATGCCGGGTACCGTGTCAGTCCGCCGATGGCTGCCAGATAGTCCAGGGCCTGGCCTGCGGCTGTCTGGATAAATGCCATCTTCTGCACCTGATTCAAGGTCAGATAGAAACCTTCAAAGGCATATGCCGCAGGTCCGATGGCGGTCGGGATTGGGGACGTGTCACGTTTGTCATAATTGGCTGGTATCCGATCCAGCATTTCCTGCCGGATGTTTTCGTAGGTTTGCTGGGAAAAATCAATCACGCGATATTCACCTCCACTGCGGTCTGCGTATCACCATAGACGGTGTTGACTGTCAGAGACGCAGACAGGGTATTCCCGTTTATGGAGTAATCAAAACCGGAGACTCCCTCCACCCGGTCATCCATGGTTAAGGCATCTGTGATCCGTCTCTTCAGCTCAGAGGCTACATATCCGGGATCCTGTCCAATCAGACCTTCCCACTGCATCCCGGAATAAGGGCGGTATATCTGCCAGCGAAACCTCTCAACGTTCAGGATGATCTCCACCGCCTGGCGGACAGCCTCAAGGCCTTCAGCCGTTCCCTGGATGCGGTTGGTGTCTTTGTTGATGTACCAGGTCTGAGACGGCTGCTGCTCGAAGTTAACGCCGGCGGAAATGTCCAGACCTTCCGGCAAGGTTGCCATTTATGAGCCCCCCTTGAATGTCCTCGAAAGAACGATGAATTTTTGCCCATGCTGCACCCGCAAAAGCAGCACTTCATCTCCCGCCTCCAGGGCGCGGTTCAGAATGATATACCCATCCTTGACCGGAAGCGCTTTCCCGTGCTCATAGCAAATGATATTGCTCAGCGAATTCTCTGAGCTTCCGCCGCCGGTGTATGTGTCGTGGATGGTATGGTTATGCGCCACAACAGGAATCTTTTTTTCCACGACGGACTCCGTCAGATAAAGAACGGATGATTTCAACGGCGCCATGGCCGTATCAATGGTGATCTCCAGAGGGGAGGTTTTTGTCACCGTACCGATGCACAGGTCACACGGCTGAAGTGCATTAAAACTCTGCTGCGCCATCTGGTGAAGAATATCCGCCAATTCCACAGCAAAACCTCCTAAATTGCAAGTGTCTCAAATTCCATGGTGTGGTCATCGTTTGTCCAGGTATGCGTTACCCTATCCAGCAGCACATATTGATCCAGATTGATGTCCCCGATGCCGGGAACCTTCATCAAAACCATCTGCCCTGCCCGTAGACCAGGAACGCCCAGGGACGAAACATTCAGCGTGCGCATCCGGCGGTTGAAGTAGGACAGGGATGCCTTTGCCTGCGCTTTCAGCTGTGCATCGTTGAGATCACCATCAACGGTCTGATACAGCTGCAGGAGGCCCCACTGCTTGATCGTTCCGGAGTCCTGCGCCACAAACACGTCCGCCCGGCCAGTTTTCTCATTCGGTCTGGCAAGCTTCACAGAGTTATAGGTCTGAGCGTCGATGTCTGTTTTGTACGTATACTCCGCCAGCAGTGACCGCTCCCCGATGACGACAGGGGAAATCATATCGGCGGCCTCCTGGAGCACCAGACCGTCCCCATCATCGTAGAACACGTAAATCTTTCCCGTATTCAGGAGCGTCTGCTGAACGGCTCCGCCGATGATGTCAAGGCAGGTCTGCTCCTGCTCAATGAGGGAAGGGATAGCATAGCCGGTATCCGCAAGTGCCCCGGTTGTCAGCTGAAAGTCCTCTGCGATCTGCTTGATGATATCCCCGGCCTTTTGCCCATAAAAGGCATAGGAGGCCGACGCCTTCAGGTACCGCAGGCGGTCATAGCAGGTGACGTTGATGACGTCCCAGCGGTCTTTCTCCTTGGTGAAGACCCACCCGTAAAACTGAAGTTGTCCATCCACGGAGAAGCGAACTGTGTCGCCCTCCAGGAAGGCAACGTCTCCAGCTTTGTTCAGGGTAAATTTGAAGGTCCCGGGGCTGCCGGTGCGGTTTGTTGTCCAGGTGGCAATCTGCGTGCAGTTGGACACGTCCCAGATCTTACCGCTACGCTTGTTCGCAATCAGAAGCTCTGTCGTCATCAGGAACTCACCACCTGGAGAGAGGATTTCTTCATCCAGCCCAGAGCGCCGCCGCTCTCTGTGGTAACGTGGACAGGATAGGATCGGGATGCATCCACAATGCGGGATACGATTACCCGTTTTCCGTTTGAGTTGCCGTGCGGGCCATCACCATAGCTGGAGCTGTAATAGCTTCCATTTGCGATGCAGGTGCATCCCACCGTGAGTTGCCCCTTCGGAATATCCCGGGACGGTTCCGCGGTGGCAGAGGCCGGCGCCCCGGACGTCTGCTTTTTTACGCTGACGGTCTGCGGGGAGTAGTCCCGGTACTCGGTCAGAGTCAGGTCGTAGTAGAAGTCTCCGGTCTCACCGCCGCGCTCTTCCGTGTTGAACTGCGTAACCAATACCTGAAAGCCGCTGTCACCTGTCATGAAAGGTTCCCCATCTTCGTAGTACCGAACGGGGGTGTAGAGGATGGGCACCTTGTCATTCATTGCGGACTCGAAAAAATCAATGTAGAATTCGGGCGGTTTGAAGCCGCCAGAAGTCAGAACGCCGGAGAACACCCGGCCGGGGAAAAAGCTGGAGATGGTTACTACCCGCAGCTTTGGAATGCGGGGGACCATAATAGGGCCGATACCCAGCACATTGTAATCTCTGTTGTCATTGTCTCTGACAACAGGAAGTTTTGCCGGGTTGACCGGGAGGCGGATGACAACGCCGTCCCGTGTAAAAAACAGGCCAAAATTATTAGCCATGCACGCCTCCTTTTCCTATCAGAAAGCCTGGGCCGTTGTTCTGACGGACCCGGATGCAGTTTGCTCCAGGAGGATATCCCGGAGTGTATTGGCAAGGTTCTGCCTGTCCTCCGCCGTATTTCCGGTGTTTTGCCCCTGAACAGTGATGACTGGGGATTGCGTCGTCAGGTTGATGTTATTCACATACCGCCGCTCAGCCACATCCACCAGAGACTTGATATCCTCCTCAGACATGGATACAGATTTCTTGATGCTGTTTACGTCATCAGAAATATCTTTGATCGACGTAGCGACCGCACTGGTGAGTGAAAAATCAGAGAAGGAATTTGCCAGGGACAGGGCCTTTTCCTCGCCGGCCGCCATAGAACTCTCAAAAGAGATTTTTTCCATCCGGTCGATTTTGATTTGGTTTTCACCGAAAGTATCATTCACCCAGGACTGCATCTTTGAGCGGAAGCCAGACACGGCAGATGCGAGATTGCTCCCAGTGAGAGCGTCGATAGCTGCGGCCGTGGTTTCAACCACTCCCAAAATCGCGTCGAAGGTGTCGAAGAACAAGTGAGCGACGGCAGCCACGGGATCATTGAACACATTGGCAAAAAACTCTGCAAAGGTCGCCAGCAGATTCCAGCCGTCCGCAACATAGTTGTAACCGAGAGCATATAGCCAGCCAGCTCCGGCGCCGATTTTAGCGAAGATCTCTTCAGATGTAACGCCAGCTTCCTGCATTCCGACCACAAATGCTGCGGCCAGACCAACCATCATGAGAAAAGGCAGGTTTGCTGCTGCCGTGGCCGCCGCGGCAGTCAGCATTTTGGCGGCGAACAGGCCAGTCACGACCACCGCAACGGTCATGACGGTTTGATAGTTGTTTCCCATCCACTCAACCAAGCTTGCTGCTTTCCCAAAGAGGAAACCAACGGCTGCTCCGGTTATACGGGACGTGGTTTCAAGACCACGCATGAACTTTTGCCCAGCATCGCTTTCCATAGCAGCGTTCAGCTGATCCACGCCGTCCTTCATACTGGCCATTGCGGAGACGATCGTGCGGGCAAATGTGTCGCTGGCCATGCTTTTCAGTTTGGTGAAGCTCCCGGCCGTGTCATTTGGTGCCCGTTCAATGGCATCTGTGACATAACGAATGAGCTTGCGGACGGAGAAAAAATACAGAATTGTCCTGGAAAGCCTGTTGTTGATGGAATCGATAGGGTTTTTTGCCTTGTTGAATCCCAACATGGAGGCCACCGCACTTTTTGCACCGCTGGCCACTCCGAACAATGCCTTGGTCAGCTTGGAGACCCTGCCCTCATGCCGTTCCTGTGCTGCAGCAGCCTGATCAGCTCTTGCGGCCTCCTCCGCCATGGCGCTAGCAGCGATGCGGCCTTCCTCGGCAAGCCGCCCCAGACCGACACGAACCAGTAGATCCGCTGATTCCATTCGGTCTGCCTCATTCGTCCAGACGAGGCCGGTTCTCTCCATTTCTTTCTGCAGACGCTTGAGCGCCGCATCTGCCTCATTGTCTGTAAAGGCACTGTGGACAGCGCCCTCCAGACCGGATAGGTTTTTCACCATGTCCTCGGTTGCAGCAGTCATACGATCCGCCGCAGTCTGACTTTCTACTGTCCTTGCAGCGGCTTGTTCCATCTTCCGGATATATCGGTCTAAAGCCCCGCTGAACTTATCGGACAGGGTCAGCTCTTCTCTGATTGCCGACATATATCACATACCCTCCTTATTGGGTTTTGGACGACTGTTGATCTCTTTGTGGATAAATTCCGCAATCAGCACCCGTTCCCGAGATGGAAGATCCGCATATTTTGAAGGGGGCCAACCCAGGTTGACAAAGCAGTAATACGCCACCAGTGTCTCCGGATCCGGATCGGCCCCGCTGATCAGTTTTTTGCGGCCTCCTCCAAATCTTCACCGATGCCGGACAGTTCCGCAATGGAGTCAGCCAGTTTCTGATATTCTCCGGAGTACAGCATCTTGCCGGGAACTTCCATAGGGTCCATAGTGCCAAACGCCTGGCACATTTCAGAGGATCTGAAATCGGGTTCCACGGTTGCGGCAACCACCAGAGAGCGGGAATACCGGACCTTATCGAAATCGCGTACCGTCTGCCCACTCCGGTCTTTGTGGGTTCTGGTCGCGGATTTTGCAATGGCTTCGTTCTCCTCCTGCGATACTGCGCGGATGCGGAACGGCTTGAGGACTGCTTTGCCGTCCTCGTCCAGAATCACGTTGCCATCATTATCACGCTTCACAAAACGCTTGGAAATGATGACCTCCTTCTCCTCCTTATCCGCGATAGGATGCAAGAAATCAAACAGTTTGCTCATATGTTCCTCCTATTTAGTCCCCCAGCTGAACGGGGTCATTGAACGCCTGAAGGCGGGCAACCTTCGTCCAGGCAAAGTTGAAGTCATAGTTCAACATGGACTCCTCGCTGTCCAGGACAGACAGAGGAACGCTGCCGGTCAGGTGGCAGCCATAGTAGACCATGGCCTGGCTTCCAACGGTGGTCGCGGGGTCGTTGTTGGTGATCTGGATATCGAACTCCGGCATTCTGCCGGTGTTGATATACTGGAGCACCATATTGGTGAACAGATCAGTCCCATAGTAGACATTACCCTTTCCGGTCTGCTTGACACCGCTGGGCTTGTCCTGAATCTTTCTGGTGCCAATGACGCGCATATCGTTGGACTGAATATCGGCATTGGTGGTGATGTTACGCATACAGGCCACTTCAATGTTCTTTCCGTCAACGGTAATAAACACCTTGCCTTCTGCGCCGTTGACGGTATCTTTCGCCAGCAAATAGCTCATATCCGTACCTCCCTTAGCTGAGTTCGATCTGAACGTAGATCTTTTCCACGCTATCCACAGGCTGAATGGCGATGGACACCACAATAGCATCGATGTCGGAACCGGCTTCCACGGTCACGTCCTCGGCCTCAAAATTCTGGATTCCCTGGCTCGCCTGAATGTCCATCAGATAGCCCACGATGGAAGATTTGAAGAGAGACCGCCCGTCAGCATTGTTGTTCACCACACCGATAAAGTTCTCGGAGAACTGCTTGTAGATATCGTTGGCGATGGTGTTGCAGAGCCGCATGACACGGTTCTTGTGGAATGCCTCTCCGATTTCGAGAGTATAGGACACCAGGGAATTGATATCCTGCTCAACCTTCACAACGCCGTTGTCGGCGAAGAAAACCAGGTCGCCGGCCTCCAGGGCAGCGATGTACTGGCTGTTGGTCATCACCGGGGATGCGGTCACGGCGCCGGGATACGCCGCATAGGTGAGGCTCTCGTTGTACTTGGCGCCTGCTTCTGCGCCGCCGACCCACCAGGTGGCCTGCTGAGCGGTCAGGACGGTTCCATCAGTCAGTGTTACGCCACTCTTCACATTGATGACATATCGGCTGTCCGGATTCGTCATGCCGGCAGTTACCAGCTGAGAATACTGGCCGCACTCCTCCGCGATGCGCTTCACAAAAGCCACCATGGCCTCCTGCACGGTTTTGTCGGATCCATCGTAAATGAGGATGTCGAACTTGTGGGGCTCAATGGCAGCCAGGAAATCGGAATAGGCCGAAGGTTGAACGGTTCCGTCAACACCGTTTGCCAGAGCAGAGCCAGTCGTCGCAGTCAGAGCGCCGGTACCGGAAAACTCCACCCAAGCATTGTCGCTCAGATCTGCACAAACCTTTGCCATCTGCTGATCCACGATCTTACCGTCAATGACGGTGGAGACGGTGAAGGTATCTGCGGGATCCGTCAGCTCGGTGATAACGACGGAAATGTCGTTGCCGCGGGCGCCGGGATACTTTGCGGTAGCCGTAAGCTGGCCAGCAGTGGCAGAGGCCTTGACGGAGCCGTTTGCCGCGGGGCGGAACAGCAGCACCTTGGTGGGCGCCGCCGTCCGGTTGGAACCCTTGAAGATTTCCTTCAAGAAACAATTTTTCGCATTCGTGATGTCATAACCAGTGTAAGGCGTCATGTCCGCGCCGGACTCGATCTCCATCACCTGGGCCACAGGGCCCCAGGAAAGCGGCTCGCAGATAGCCACGGTGCCGCGCTCTCCCACGGTCAGGCCAAGGCCGCCGGTGGATTTAAAGCGGATATATACGCCGGGCCGGACTTTGTTCTGGGAGCTCCAGGTTCCGCCTGCCATAGTCAATCACTCTCCTTTTCAAAAAATGCCTCGACCACTTTGGTGGCCTCGGCCAGTGTGTAATAAGGCTTGCTCAGGATCACTCCGAGGAAGTCCTTTTGATACTGGGAGAACCGCTTGTCTGCCAGCAGAGCCTCCCTGGTGTACTTTTTAGCTGCCATGGATGACCTCCTCTTTGTAGTCCATTGTTCGCATGGGATTGAAGTCTTCCGGAAGCTTCACCCAGACACGCAGTTCAAACTTGTAGTGAAGGGCGTCCAGGTCGATATTCCACTCCCGGTCATAGGTCCGCAGCAGAGTCGCGTCTGTTCCGTCGGAGTACGGAAAGGTCTCCATCACCAGATCCAGCACTTCCGCCGCCCTCTGATAGAGCTGCTGCAGATTGGGAAGGTTGTAGTCCTCCAGGTATGTAATATCCAGCCCGATTGTCCGAAGCCACCGCCCTGCCTGCCGCTTATCCAATCGGCTGTATCGCTGTTGGATAAAGGAGCAGGGGAGCTGGGTTTTCTGCTGATTTGGATCCTCGTAGAAGGTGACGCCGGGAAGAGATGGGGCCAAATAGTCCGCTATGGATTTGGCTATTGTGCCGATATTAAAGGTCATTTCAACAAGTCCTCCAGGTCATGCAGTTCTTCTTTCAGAGTGTCCTGAAACGCTTTTTTGGCCTCGTCTACCATGTGGATACCGGGGACATACTGCGTTTGGGTTCCCACAATAATGCCGCCTTTTCCATCCGGGTTGTACTCCAGCATCCCGGATTCCTCATTGATGACAAGACCCGGTACAAAGTGGCGATCCATTCGGTGGCCGTCGTTGACATAGGAGGAATACTCTTTATTGTTCGCAAGGATAGTCGTGTACCGGTCTCCATCAATGGCTGGTTCGGTCACGCTGTCGGTTGCCCAGTGCTGCTTCATCTCGCCGCTGCGGGTATTGGTCCCTCGCAAATCCGCTTCTGTCGGCGGCGTCAAATCAGCGGCCACCTCCACAGCTCGGAGCATAGCATTTCTTGACGCAGCCTTCAGCCGATCTGGCAGCTTTTCCTGCGCAGTTCTCAGCCGTTTTATCCGCGCCTCAAAGTTCATTGTGAAACCCGCTCCTCCTGCAGAATAATGATTTCCTGGTGGGCAAGTCCTGGAATCACTGCGCCGAATGGTTCAAAGTAATAATGCGGATCACCGGCAAATGCCCGGGTATCAAACAGGGACTTTCCAAGTCTGCCGCCGCGATGGATAATCAGCTCATCGCCCGCATGGATATCCACGGAATTATCACAGGCCAGCATGGAGTCCTGTTTGATGGACGCTGCCGTCTGAGACATACCGATAGGACGGTCGTTTGCTTGGTAAACCCTGCATGGCTGGGCGGTCAGGACTTCTTTTCGCTCATGGCGAGTCAAATTTCCGTCCTTGACCTCCACATCCCGGTAAACATCTACGGTGTCTGTATACCAGTCGCTCCAGTTCATATCACATAACTCCCTGCCATGCCCACCAGCCGCGCTTTGCTTGCCAGCATCTGGCCGTATTGGGTGGCGTTCAGATCTCCCCAACCCTCGGTAGCCTTGGTCAGGGCATCCGCGTCGTACTTGACCGTAGCGTCTCCCAGGGTGGCGGACTCTACCACGCCAACCAGGGCGCCTGTTCCGGCGGCCTGGGAAGGCGTAGAAGAGTGTTCCGCATATGTGCGAAGGTACAGCGTGGCATAATGGGCCACGTAAAGCCCGGCGGCATAGCGCCAGCCATCCAGCCACTTATCCGGCTGGATAACGGCGCTTGCCTGACTGATGAACTCTTTTTGTATGGTATCCGGCAGGAGACAGACTCCGTATGTGTCAAAGAACTGCGGGAAGTCCTCCTTGAACATATCCGCCGTATAGTCGCCTCTGCTCTGTGCGACATTGGACGCCTGGGTTTTTACGCCGTAAAATTGGGGTTTGTCCCAGTAAAACATTCCCGCGCCTCCTCACTTACTCAGCCTGGTCGTTACCGCTGTTTTCCTGCTCGGGATCTCCGGTCTCCTTCTCGGAGCCGTCGGCAGTATTCTCGGGAGTCTCCTGGTCAGAATCCTTATCCTCATCGGAGGTCTTTACCACGTCCTTGGATTTCTTGTCTCTTCCCTTACCGCCGGATTTCGCCTTGTCTTCCGCCTCTGCGGCTGCCTTTGCGGAGGCCTCCAGGCTCTTGTCACTCTTGCTATTGGAAACGATGATTTTGCCGTCGCTCACCAGGCCCTTGAAATAGGGAGAATCGCTGACCCACGCAGGGACGTCACCCATGAAGTCCTTGGGAAGGCGGAATGCCTGAGAGCCGTCCGGACTGGGGATGATAATATTTCTCTTGGAAACAACGAACATTCTTTTCTTTCCCCCTCTCAGATGCCGTCGTAATAACGGAGGGTCTGAGGATACAGCACCTGCACCTCGGACAGGTTTGCCATGTAGGCGGTGTCATAGCACACGTTGGCCACATTGGGAGCGGACATGGTACGGGACAGAGGAACCAGCTCGTCCATGTTCAGGAAGCGCTCGTGGTTCACATACACCACCATACGGTCAGAGCCGGAAGTACCGGCGCCCTTACACCACTTGGTGGCGCCGATGAACAGGGAGCCGCCGTTTTTGGCAGCCACGTTGTTCTTCATCACATAGTCCATGATGGTCTCGGTGGCCAAGTCAGTGACCATGGTGTTCAGGATATAGGTGTACTGCTCATAAGGGATGAGGATGTGGTTGGGAATGGCGCTCTCATCGTACTCAGCAGCCTCCCATGCCGCAGTAATAGCGGCGTTGATGTCGTTCAGGATCTGCTGGGGAGTCTTGTCCTTCCATTTGGTAGAGGACTGAGCGCCAGTACCGGTGACGGAGGTCTCCACAACATCGGGGTTATTCACCAGGCCGGTGGTATCATACTCACTCATGCCCATGTACACGTTCCGGTCCATATGTTTGTCATATGCCATGCGCATACCATCAGTGAGCAGCTGATCCAGGCTGCGGCCGATCATGTTGGCGCGTTGCATATCCTGGAACGATACCCGAAGGGCGGCCGCAAACACGTGAGCCTTATAGGTACCCTTGTCAACACTGGCCTGAATGACGGGCAGCCCATTGGCGCCGCCGGAAGCCACAGCAGAGGCGCCGTCTCCGCCAGTAATGCCATAGGCCACAGACATGGCAGACACATAGTCCGCCCAACCGCCGCCGATATTGATGTTG